AAAATAGCAAAGTCTGTAAACGACATGAGGATTTACCACCAAAGCTCAGACAGCACAAACAGAATTGACACCATTGGTGGCCTAACAATTGACGACATTACCTACCCAATAGCAGACGGCAATAGCGGTCAAGTACTGGCTACTAATGGCTCAGGCACTCTTTCCTTTACAAACGCTTCTCAGGGCGGACTGGCCCATGTAGTAGACGACACTACGCCACAGCTTGGTGGAAACTTAGACCTTAACAGTAGGAACATTACTGGCACTGGAAACCTAGATTTCACAGGGACTATCAACACAGTCCTTTCTGTAGACGGTACTACGGAAGACGTATTCATTACTGGAGCACAACCTGCGCTTGAGTTTGTCGAAAGTGACAACAGCGGCTCTCGTATGCGCATGGCATGGGAAACCTCCGGCAGTTTTAAGCCTACGTTGTACCAGTCTTTATATGGAGAAGATACGACAACATACGGCGGGATAAACATCCAGACTAAAACGTCAGACGGCCTCAGCAGCCATGTTGTTTATTCCTACGATCCCATTAACGACCGCAACTTTTGGGGCACTAGGGGCTCTCCGCAGGATGTTGCTATGCAACTGGAGTCGGACGGTACCTTTAACGTCCGTGGCGGCGATGTATCGTTTGAAGACTCTTCGCAGGTTGAGAAGTTCTACTGGGACGCAAGCGAATCACGGTTAGGTCTGGGTACTACGTCGCCAGCGGCCGCCCTTGATGTTACTAACGGCCACATAAAACTTTCGGCAGGGTATTCTTTACAGTGGGATGATACTCACGAAAGAATAGAGCAATCTAACGGAAATCTAGAGTTTTTTACAAACAATAGTCAACAAATGACTATTAGTGGCGGCAATGTCGGTATAGGAACCTCGTTGCCTGATAGACAGCTTTCTGTAAATGACTTTTCAGGAAACGGCACTGTAAGCATAAATGCTTCTACAACTGGTGCAAGTACCCTGTATTTTGCTGATGGCAATACTGGAACAAATGTTTATACAGGTTTTATTCAATATAACCATAGTATCGATGCTATGCAGTTTGCTGTTAATGGCGGCACAGAGCGTATGCGCATCGACAGCTCTGGCCGTGTCGGTATAGGAACCTCGTCGCCCAACTTACAATTCTTTAACAACTTGGTTGTTGGTAATGACGCCTCAGGTGATAAAGGAATCACAATCAGAAGCAACGCGGCTAACAGAGGTGTCTTAGCTTTTTCTGATACTGATTCAGCTACCGACGGTAGATACACAGGCTTTATTTCATACGACCACAGCGACAACGCCATGAAGTTTCATACCAATGGCGGCAACGAGCGTATGCGTATCACAAGCGCTGGTGGTGTAGAAATAAAAAGTAATTCTGGCTCAATTTCGCATAAATTTGATTACAACGAAAACGGCGGCGAAATACAGTTAATAGACGACGCTGGAGCTGTTGCTACGCTTATCGACCAAGCTGGTAACAATACAAGAATATTAGAGTTGATTAATGGCTCAAATATGCAGTTGGGGCTTGGAGCCAGTAATACTACAGGCGATATTATTTTTATGACCGCTGGAAACGTGCCTTCGGCTAGGTTTGACAGCTCTGGCAATTTCGGTATAGGAGCCTCGTCGCTCAGCAACGGAAAGCTAACTCTTGAAGGAGTTGATGGCGGAAGCTCTGCTGGCATCTACTTCAACAATACTAGCACAAACGGAAAGTCATATAGCCTAAGTTCAGGCAACAGCGGAGAGTTTATGCTGTATGACAGAACGTCTAACGCCTATAGGCTGTTTGTTAATAGCTCTGGCGATCTTCTTGTAGGGACTACCACAGGCTCAGGAACGACTGGCACTTATAGTGGTTTCGGTGCTTATGCTGGCGGTAATATATTTAGTTCTTCAACAGGCAGAAGCATATTTGCTCGACGTAGTTCGGACGGCTCCATCATTGATTTGCGTAGGGACGGCACCACAGTCGGTAGTATTGGATGTAATAACAATGACCCCTATATAGCAAGGGCTGGCGGGAGTGGCTTCAGATGGTATTCGGGTGCTGTTGTTCCTACAAATGACTCAGGTGCTACCGCAGATAACGCGATGGATTTAGGTAGTAGCACTGGTCGCTTCAAAGACCTTCACCTGTCAGGCACTGCTCGTGCCAGCACATACAGACTACAAAGTGGAAGCACGACTACTGGTGGCCTCTTCCATGAAAAAGACATAACGGGTTCAGGTTCTTCGGTTGATACTACAGTATATGCTGAAACTGGAAACGCTATTCACTTCATGGTTAATGGTAGTGCAACTCCAGTAGGTACATTTGATACGTCTGGCAATTTCGGTATAGGGACATCTAATCCTGCTAACAATGGTTTGCATATTGAAAAATCTGGCACTGCTAGATTGCGTCTTGCTCAAGCTGGCGTCCGTTCTTGGGATATGGAAGCAACGGGTGGAGCTTGGCGTCTGAATAACGCTACTAATTCGTCTGAAGCCTTTCGTGTCGATAGTTCTGGCAATCTTCTTATGGGGACTACTGCTTCAAGGACAGGCAATAACTCTATTTCCTTAGAAGCTAGTAACTCTTTAATGTACTTTCGTGCGACAGGGACTGGCTCTATACAACAGGCCATATTTGTAAGAGATACAACTGGAACACCAGTTTCGGTCGGCAGTATTGCTACAACAGGAACAGCCACAGCCTACAATGTATCTTCAGACGTTCGGCTTAAAGAAAATATCCAAGATGCTGACGACGCCGGCAGTAAAGTAGACGCTATCCAAGTACGCAAATTTGACTGGAAAGTTAACGGGTCACATCAAGATTACGGCATGATTGCTCAGGAGCTACAAAGTGTTGCACCAGAAGCTGTAACCGAAGGTGACACTGAAGAAGACATGATGGGCGTAGACTACTCAAAGCTAGTGCCTATGCTCGTAAAAGAAATTCAATCACTACGTGCAAGAGTTGCACAACTGGAGAATGACTAATGGCTACATGGACTATATCTACACTCGAACACAACACAGCTGACGGCGGAGTAATCGTTGCTCACTGGCGTGTAAATGACTCAGAGACTGTCGGTGACGACACTTACTCTGCTACTGCATACGGTACTTGCTCGTTTGTACCTGATGCTTCTAGCCCTGATTACGTGCCTTACGATGACCTTACTGAAGAGATGGTGTTGGGCTGGTGCTTTGCTGACGGTGTAGACAAGGACGCTATCGAGGCGTCACTAACTGCGCAGATCGAAGAGCAGAAGAACCCAACGACTGAAGACGGCGTACCGTGGTAATTCAGGTACTCGCTGATATTGCTTCAGTGGCTCCTATGGTAATTAGTGTCTGCTCAATTATTGCAGCAGTAACACCTACACCTAAGGACGACGCATGGATGGCTAAGTTGTATCGTTTTATTGACATCATGGCTGTTAATATCGGCCACGCAAAGAAGTAAGGGAGTTGTATGAACGCCACGGAAGAAGCTTTAGCCCGGTTAGATAAGCACGAAGCAGAATGCGCTATTCGCTATGAGATGATTCAGCTTCAACTGGATAACCACAGCAAACGGTTTGATCGGCTAGAGGCTCTTATGAGTCGTGGCTTTTTTGCTATGGGCATTATGATTACGTTAGCAATAGCTATCTTAGAGTTTGCTAGATAATGTGGCAAACACTGCTTGGACCACTAACTAACCTTATTGGTAATCATCTTGAGCGTAAGGCTGAAGAAAAGAAAGCAGTACATGAAAGAAAGCTAGAAGCAATTAAACAAGACAGTAACTGGGAAAACATACATGCAAACAACGCAGCAAGTTCATGGAAGGACGAATGGTTTACGATTTTGTTTTCCATCCCGTGCGTCCTTGCGTTCTTTCCCAGCATGGTGCCTGTAGTTATGCAAGGCTTTGATGTTTTAAATAATATGCCTGATTGGTACAAGGGCTTCTTAGGTGCTGCTGTAGCGGCTTCATTTGGCTTACGTAGCCTATCTAATTGGAGAAAGTAATGGCAGAAGGCATGTTAACAAAACCTGCTCCTACTACTAAGGAGACTGTTAAACCTACTCAAACTTTTACTTTTGTTAAAGGTAAAGAAGAAGGCGATGCTAAACTAGAGTACCTATACGGCCAAACAGGAGAAGAGCAGCAGCTTACTACAGACCAGCTTCGAGATTACTTTAAGGGTGGACAAGGGAAAACAAACAGGCTACAAGAGCAGTTTGGTTCGTTTGATAACTACCTTAACTACATGACTGAACGCGAGCAGTTAATTCAGTCTGGTGATTATGATGTTGGTAATTGGTCTGAAGCTGATACTGGCTTTACAGAAGATCAACAGATGATCCTTGAGGGTGACGCCGATCTTACCATAGACGCTAGCGATCCCAGCCAAGACGTAACTAAACTACGGCAGTCTGAACTTAGTACTCAACAGGGCGGCTATAACAACTGGCTTAACTCTGAAGCTAACCAAGCATTACTAGAGAAGTACGGAGTTAGTGGTACAGCCTATAGCGAAACAGGCGACAAGTTTCAGTGGAACGGCTCTGGTTATGTAAAAGTTGCTGACGAAGATAAAGTTAGCATGGGTGACTACGCTAAGATAGCTATGGGGGCGGCTGTGGGTTCAATGCTTGGCCCTGCGTTAGGCAACTTAGCAACAGGAACTGCTACAGCAGGAACAGCAACAACAGCAGGGACATTTGCACAGGGGGCAATAAACTCTTCTCTTGGAACTGCTATTAGCCAAGGAATCTCTACAGGATCAGTAGATATCTCTAGTTTAGGCACGGCTGCTATTACCGGCGGCATTGGTGGCATTGCTGATGCTATTAAAGCAGGTGAGCTAGCTGGTACTGCTGCTGAAAATGCAATTACTCAAATAGCAACTTCTACTGGTTTGTCTGTAGACAGGACAACAGACCTTGTAGCAGGTCTTTTAAACGGTACTGTTACTGGAGATGATTTAACAGACACTGCTTTAGGAGTAGTTCAGGGATATACAGAAGGAGAGCTTAAAAACTTTATTAAAGACTCCTTTGGAAATGAGCTAGACATACCAAACTTATTTGACGAAGGTACAACAACTATTCCTATTGAGTCTTTAAACCCCTTCTTAGAAACAGCTGTTGATGCTGCTTTTGAAGGAGAGCTTAGTGGGGCAGATGTTATAAAGGCTCTTTACGATTATGGAACAGAAGAAGGTAGTTTTGCTTTTTTAGATCCGGGATTAGAAGTAGACTCAGATCTCTTCGGTGATACCCCTCAGTTTATAAAGGAGATTGAGGACGCTGCACGAACAGGAGCTACTTATGTTAGGGACTTTGGTAGAGACGTAAGAGAAGGAATGCCTGAGTTTAGTACACCACAGCCAATAAAAGAAATTGAAGACACTCTTAGGTCAGGAGCTACTTTTGTTAGAGACGTAGGTAGGGACATAAGAGAAGCAATACCTAGCGGCACAACCCCAGAGGGTTTGAGTTTAGGCGGTGGCTTTGACACAAACCTTGACTTTGGATCAGGCATGAGTTTTTCCGGTGGTGAACCATACGAAATAAACAAGGCAGATTTGGGCTATACGCCTTTAAAAATTCCTGAGCTAATCAAACCAACAGACTATAATTCAGCATTAAATGGATTATTCGGGAGATTAACTTAATGACGTATCTGAATTTAGTAAACAACGTACTGCGTAGGTTGCGAGAAGAAACTACTAATAACGTAAACGACACTATTTTTAATACAATGGTAGGCGACTTTGTTAACGACGCTAAACAGCTTGTAGAAGAAGCTTGTGATTGGTCAGGGTTACGCTCTACTATTTCACTCCAAACTATTGTAGGAACTAATCAGTACTCTCTTGTAGGAACAGGAGACAATGTAAAAGTGTTTTCTGTTATAAACGACACAAACAATACTTTTATTACTTATCAAACTAAAGATTGGTTTAATAACGCATTGTACTTACAAGAAGAAATCAGCGGATCACCTGCGTATTATACCTTTGACGGTCTAGATTCTTCTCAAGATACACAAGTACTCCTCAGTCCTAAACCCAGTACTGTAGAAACACTACGATTTGATGTAACTAAAAGACAGCCAGAGTTAGTAAACAATACTGATGTTTTACTAGTACCTTCAAAACCCGTTATACATTTAGCTGTTGCTCTTTTAGCGAGAGAGCGCGGAGAAACAGGAGGCACCTCTACCGTTGAGTATTTTTCTATTGCAGACAGGTATCTATCAGACGCTATTGCTATTGATGCTGCAAAACATCCTGAAGAAATGATATATAGGACTGTATAATGTCTCAAGAATTGCGTTCTGTAAATCTTATTGCTCCCGGTTTCAAAGGGTTAAACTCAGAAGACTCTCCGTTAGCACAAGACCCATCCTTTGCTGAAACAGCAGACAATGCTGTTATTGATAATAGAGGACGAATCGCCGCACGTAAAGGTTATGTTGTACAAACAGCTAATAAACAAGTTTTAAATAATAATCCTATAACAACAATAGGAGAATATAGGGACGCTTCTGGCGACACTAGAATATTTTCTACAGGTAATAACAAAATATGGAGAAACGGAGTAACAGGCCCGGACGTTAATAATACCTCTTTAAACGACGTAACTCCACAAAACTATACTATTACTTCAAACAACTGGAAGATTGTAAACTTTAATAACAATACTTACTTTTTTCAACGCGGTTATCAACCTCTTGTAAGCGAAAATAGCAACGGTTATGTAGTTCCTATGAGTATTAAGCCCGGCAACGTAGGGGTTACTTCTGCTATGTACGGGAACGAAGTCCTTGCTGCTTATGGCCGTCTTTGGACAACAGACTTTAATGACGATAAGTCTACTATTTATTGGTCAGACCTTCTTCAAGGGCATAGATGGGAAGGCGGCACTAGCGGAAGTATTAATATCTCTAAAGTATGGCCTGACGGTTACGACGAGATTGTAGCTTTAGCTGCTCACAACGGACTTCTTATTATCTTTGGTAAACACAGTGTTGTTGTTTATCAAAACGCTGAGTCCCCTTCAATAATGAGCCTTGCAGATACTATATCAGGCGTTGGTTGTGTTGATAGAGACACTGTACAGTACACAGGAACAGACGTTGTATTCTTGTCTGACACAGGTCTTAGAAGTTTTGGAAGAACAGTACAAGAAAAGTCAATGCCTATTAGTACATTGTCTAAAACAATTACAAAAGACCTCATTAAAGCAGTACAGAATGAAACCAGTGGTTTTAAAACGGTGTACAGCCCAGAAGAAAGTTTTCTTTTGTTGACTTTTATAAGTCAAAAACTTACTTACTGTTTTGATTTAAGAGGCAATTTAGAAGATGGTTCTTTAAGAGTAACTCGTTGGCCGTCATCTACATACACTACTTATAAAAGAACAAAAGACGGGCAACTTTTTATAGGGTCTGCCGAAGGTATTAGCACTTATAAAGGTTATTTAGACAATAACACTACTTATCGTTTTAAGTACGAAAGTCCTATGTTGTCTTTTGGGGACTCTTCTAAATTAAAAATGCTTAAAAAACTCCGACCTATTATTGTTGGGGGTAATGATTCTTTAGCAGTATTAAGATTTGCTTATGATTTTAGTACTGATTTTAGAACCATATCTTTTATAATTAATGACCAAGTAAGTGCTCAATTTGGTATAAACGAATTTGGACCTAACTCAGTTCCTTTATCTGAGTTTACTTCAGGTGAACAACTTACAAACAAAAGAACATTTAATGCTAGAGGCAGTGGAAACACTGTTGTTATTGGTTTAGAAACAACTATTAACGGTTCTGAAATTTCATTACAAGAAATAAACGTATTAGCCTTAATAGGCAAAACGCTTTAATTAGGAGAAGATAGATGAGTTTCTTTCAAAACTTAATCGACGGAATAGGCAGTGGACTAGGTAGTGTGTTCGGCAGTGGAAACGGAAACATTGCTTCTGGTATCGGAGGGCTTGGTCTTCTTACTGGTGCTTATAATAGACTAGGAAACATAGGAGATCAAGCGCTTGACTTAGGCCAAGACCTTGCTCAAACACAGATAGAACAGGCGGCATTTAGACCGTACACTGTTTCTACGTCTACGGGAGGCCAATTTGGTACTACTGTTGATCCTGTGACAGGACAGCTTACTACTTCTATGGCTGTTTCTCCTGAAGAACAAGCGTTCCGTAATCAAATGTTTGGCGGTGCTGGTCAGTTTTTCCAACAAGCGGCTACTCCTACCGCCGAAAGAGAAGCTGCTGTTTATGACCGTATGAGGGCTGTAATGGCTCCTGAAGAGCAACGACAGCAGCTTGCCTTAGAAGAGCGTCTTGCTAACCAAGGACGCCTTGGCGTACGTACTGCGCAGTTTGGTGGTGCACCAGAGCAGTTTGCTATGGCTCAGGCTCAAGAAGAAGCACGTAATAGAGCTATGTTGGGTGCAATGGGTCAAGCACAAGCTGAACAAATGCAGCAAGCACAGTTAGGAGGCCAATTCTTAGGGTCTAGTTACTTGCCACAACAAATGTTACTTCAAGGGTTATCACCCGGTCAAACAGCGGCATCACAAGCGCAACAAGCCCAATTGTACGGCACTGGTTTGTTTGGTGAGGCGACTGCTTCTGGTATTGAAGCACTGCTTAATGCAGGTTTAGGTCAATCGCAGTTGATGGGTACAGTAGGAACAGGGTTGTTAAGCGGACTGTTTAGATAATAGTTTAAACAACCTTAAAACATTGGAGAAAAATAATGGCTAGATTTAGAATTTCACAGGATGCGGCACGTCCTGCATATCTCGAAGGTTTGTTTACTGCTGCTCAACAAGCTGGCATGGCTCCTCAAGTACGAAGACAAAGAGAGGCGTTATCTCAGCTGGACCCCAGTACCGTACAAGGTCTAGGGGGTTTAGCTACTTATTACCAAGGTCAGGGTGATATGGAAAACGCTACTAAGTATGCAACAGCAGCGCGTAACTTACAAACGCAAATTACAGAGGAAGCAAACTTTAACGCACGTAAAAACAGCCTAGCTAACACTGCTACTGCTTTGCAGCTGCCTGAACTTGCTGCTCGTGTCACAGGAGTTTCTGATTCAGAAGAACTTAAAACTATTGCTAAAGAAATTCGACAGATAGAACGAGATAAAATGCCTACCCAGACTCCGTTGGTACGCAAGCGTATGGCCAATGCTGCTGGCATATCTCCTGAATTATTTGACGAGCTTGGTTTAGCTAAAGTTCGTGACAGTGTTTTTAATGAATATATTTCAGGTGAAAAAGGAAAGATTGAGCCTTATCTAAAAGACAACAAAGTTGGTTTATTCCGTGTTAACGAAGCTGGACGCGTATGGGACGATAACCAACAAAAGTGGGTAGAAGCCGGTACGTTAGGATTAGAAGCAGCGCCCCCTCAGGTACAACGTGTAGAAACTATTGCCTCAGGAATGGCAGATGAACTAGCTAAAGTAGGTGCTAAGGCTTTTGCCGAAGCACACGAAAATGCTAGGCTTGCTGCGGACGCGCTTGGGTCAGTCAACCGTACACTCCCAACAATTGACAACATGTTTACAGGTGCTGGTGCAGAACTTAAGTTAAACATTTCTAGATATGCTCGTACCTTTGGTGTTGACGTTGTTGATCCTTCTACTATTGCTGATACAGAAGCTTATGTTGCAGAATCAGGAAGACGCGTGGCTCAATATATTACCAACTTAGGTGCTGGTACAGGCTTATCAGACGCTGACCGTGAGTACGCAGAAAAAGTAGTAGCGGGTAACATTACTGTTGACAAAGAAGCACTAAAGCGTCTTTTGGGTGTAATCAAAGCTAGCTCACAACGTACTATTAAAAATTATAGAAGTCTTAGAACTAGTGTAGAAAAAGAACTAGGCGAAGCCAACAAAGGTTCTTTAGCACTTTACGGTAATATTTTTGTAGATGAGGGACCTACCCAAGAGCCTGCCGGAGCAGGTCTTTCAGACGCCGCTAAAAGTTATTTCCAATAAGAGGTATTTATGCAATACACTCAAGAACAGTATAAAGCTGCTATTGACCGTGCATTGGCGGCAGGAGACCAAAAGTCAGCTAATGAATTAGCTACACGAGCTGCGGAAGTGTTTGGGCCTATGCAACAAACACAACAAGCGTTTGCTCCTGAGATGGCTGCTAAAGAGACGCTAGAACGTGAGGTAGAGCGGTTCGGACCTGAGTTTCAACGCAGAGCTGGTAGGATAGTAGGTGAAGAATTAGACCCTACAGACATACCTAAAGTAGCTGGTGTTGCTGTCTCTCAAGCTGCTAGAGCCGGTGGTGCTGCGCTTAGTAGTTATATAGGCGGGATGTTACCACAGTCAGTTAAAGAAGGTGCACAGGATTTGTTTGCTCAAGTTCAAAACACTGAGGCTTTTAAAACAGCCGCTAGTGCTGCATCTAAGGGCTATGAGTTTTATAAAGACTGGTCGTCTAAAAACCCCGACAACGCTGAAAAGTTTGAAAGTTTTATTGATGTGCAATCGTTGTTTAGCCCACGTCCTGACATGCCTGACATTGGTTTGCCTGAAAGTGTAGTTAAGGGCGCACAAAAAGCATCTCGTGAGGCAATTAGAGAAGATAGGATCACAGGTACAACTAAGCTAATTGAGCCAGAGATGTTGCCCGGAGACGCTGTAGCAGAAGAAGTAGGCCCACTTCGTAGACGTGAATGGCAGCCTAACGTTAGAGACCAAAACGTTATTGAAACATTGGCCGATATTAAAGAGATAAACCCAAAGCGTTCTTATACATACAATTATCGCGTTGTACAAAAAGACATCGCTAACTCTGCACAAGCTGTAGACAACATGATTGTAGCTCAGAATAAGACTATTGACACTGACGTGTTGACAGAGGATCTATTGGGAGCAATAGCTGGGTTTAAGCAAGACCCTGTGTTTCGTTTAGCTACAGGAGACGCACAAAAGATTGCCGCTGAACTAGGGCAGATTGCTTTGGAAATGGTAGAGAAGCATGGTACAGATCTTAACGGCGTACTTAAGGCACGACGTGAGTTTGACTCTGCATTACGTAGGGCTTCTTCGACTGTACTCGACGCAGAGTCAGCTTCTGGTAGAGCGCTAGCTGCTAAAGCTATTCGCAACGTCCTAAATAACACCCTTAAGACAAACACTAGAGGTGAAAAACTACATAACCTTTTGGACCGCCAACACAACTCTTTTTTAGCCTTAGACGCGATGACCAACAAACGCGCAAAAGAGTTAGGTAACATGTTGGCTAGGGGTTTCGATAGAGCTAAGGACGTAGCGGATCTGCCTTCGACACCCCTTGCGTTAACTGCCACTACTTCTGCTGGTGTGGCTGCTTTAGGAGGGGCTGGGGCTGCTCTAGGTACTGCTGCTGCGGGACTAGGTATCTATGGTGCGTACCTTGCGTATAAACCTAAGAGACGACTTAAGGCTTATGCAGAACTTTTGTCGGGCATGGACAAAGCCGTAAGAAACATAGATGACGCTTATTTGCTTAAACAGTTCGAGATGGACAGGGCGCTGCTCGTAGACCTTATTGACCAGACACGAGAGGAAGCTAAAGAAGATGAGTGACTTTCAAAAATTACGTAGGGAAATGAAGGTCGCAACCCGTGCTCGTGAAGCGCAGATGAGCAGGGAAAACAGAGCGGCTATTGCTCCTGCTAGAGCGGTAAGAGCAGTAGCAAGTAATATTGCAGAGGACTTTAGAGCAGGACGAGATAAATACCAAGCCTCTCAAGAAGAGTTGTTTAGACCTAGAAAGTCCTTGTTTTCTGGAGAAACAGCAGCAGACATTGGTTACGGGACGCTTAACGAACTAGCTGGTATGGCACAGATGGCTACTTCTCCTATTACTGGTGCTCTTCGCTCAGTACTCCCTATGGAAACTATAGGCGGCGCAATTTCTGCTGTGACTCCTGATAGAGTAAAACAACTTGCTGCGGACTACCCTAGACAAGCACAAGCTCTTGGAAACATTGCAGAGATTGCTTTACCAAAGGTAGGACTAGAGCTAGGAAAAACAGGGTTGACAAACCTAGCCATGAACACGCCTACGGAAATACCCGGTTTTTACGGTCCTGTTGGGCCAGCGGGTCAGGTTATTGCGGCTGCTAAAGTAGCAGGGCCTCAGATTGGAAGAGTTTTAAACCAAATGGTAAACCCTAACGAGATTGCCAGAACAAGGCAAGTCGGAGCAGGAAAAGGCCGTAGAAATGAGTACGTTACTAGGGCACTCGAAGGAGACGCAAACAAAACTAGAGGAACTTCTTTAGCCTCTGGTTTCATGGATACTCAAACTCGAAACATGACTGATCGTCCAGATTCTGTCTTTGGGCAGTCCCGTGAAATGCAGAAGTACACTCAGGACTTCTTTGATCTTTCAGACACAAATAGAATAAAACAGAACTTAACTACTACGTCTAACGTCCCTGAGATTATTCTTGATAGGGCTGTAAACCATCTAAAGGCAATACACGGCGTTAGTGACGCACCCGGAGCCACCTCTTTAGTAGTAAGGCGTAGAGGTTCAGGAGAAGGGCTACAGGGTGAAGCAAGAGGTACTGCTACTACAGCTAACAACATGCTTAAGTTTTTGAGAGGAACAGGCGGTGTCTACAGCCAAATAGAGAAGGTGTTTCCTGACCTTTCAAAACAAGAGCGACTAAGTAGGCTTGGTGGCATCGCTAACGCTGCTGATAGAAACGCAATGATAAAAGCCTCAGGAGACAACTTAGGTCCTTCTACAATAAAAAATAAAGACGGTAGTTTTAAAGGCTCTTCACTTCTTGTTGCTCAGTACCTAAGAGCAAAGCAGAAGCCAAAAGGAAAGCTAACAAACGCAGACAAAGAACTAGTCAAGTACTTTGACAACGCAAAAGACATGAGAGTAAACGAAGTTTCTGACGGTGTTTATGCTATGCACAGTAGTCATAGGTCTACTGCTCAGGACTTGGGCGGTATGAATGATTTCATTGCTGTAGATACTAACGCAAATAAAGTATACAGTATGACTTCTGACGGACACGATATGTTTGGGATGAATCCTCCGGGAGGCAACTCTCTTCTTAACGTACTGCCTATTGAAGTCTTCGGTCTTGGCTCAGGTAAATCACAGAGAGTTAAGAAGCAAGAAGTAGTAGGAGACCCTGACATCTCAGCTATCGAAAGGCTTACCGGTGTTGAGGCTAAACGTGGGCCTCAGGGTGGAATGCTTGAGTCAGGCCCTCAGTACCAAGCAAGGGCAGTACGTGACGTAAAGGCCATGAGAACCCCTGAAGACGTAAGAGAGGCTGCTACTAATATCGGTCGTATGGGGATGTTTGGCGCTGCTTTAGCCCCAGAAGAAGAAAAGGGGCGCTAAGGCCCCTGTAGTTTACAACTCGCAGTTATTGCCCGTACAAGCTAACTGCTGAGACCCTTCTGTCATGTCAGAGTTCTCAGAGATGTTCCAATCAATCGTCTCTGGGAATTCCTCCTTAAGCTTCTCAAAGGTCTCTAAGTCTATGGGTTCGTAAGGAGCCTGTTGGTACGTATGTTCGGAATAAGGGAGGAACGATACTCCACTAATCTTGTCGAACTT